AGACCACCGTTAAGGGCGTCGTAGGCGTTCGGCCCAAGAGCCTGAGTCTTAGTGGTGTCCGACAGTGCGGTACCGAACGGGGAGACCACCTTGTGAAGCACAGCCTGATCGAAGCTCATAGCAATCGCCTCAGCGACCTTAGTCCGCATGACCGCAAGGTAATTCGCGGGGTTCGCCCGCACAACCTCAGACGAAGCAGCGAAGATCGTGGCAATCTTGAACGGCACCACGTCCTGCTTAGTCATGTCACCCTTGGTGACCGGCTTCTGCTCGGTTTCCGCCACCCAACGTGCGGTGACTTCACCAGTCCAGTGCGGGATACGGACGCCGCTCGGCCCCATCGGGATCTTGCGGGCAAGCTGCTGAACAATCGAAACCTTCTCGACCTCAGCGAAATAGTCCTGTGCCAGAACCGGATCCAAGTAGCCACTGAACATCGCGTCAGTGGTCTTGGCAACGGTATCCGGTGCGGGGGTGTGGAAAATGTCAGCCATTATCGGCTATCCTTCTTTCTTAGTTATTGGCACCGACAACACGCTTCACCATGTCGAGAAGCGGGTCACCATTAAGAGGCAGTACATTGCCTGTGCCCTGTGATGGGTCAACGGGACGATCCTTCGGAGGATTCTTCCCGATCAGCGACTTAACCCTTGCGACACTCTCCGAAACGGATTCCTCATCGGAACCCTGAACTAGAGAAACAACATCAAGAACATCCTCAGACGGGATGCCAGCCGAAACAACAGCTTTCAGCTTCAGCAGATCGAGAGCCCTCACAGACAACTCGCCCTGAAGTTCCTTGAACGAAGCTTCCCTCTCGGAAAGTTTACCTTCGTAGTCTTTGATAACGTCTGCCTTAGCACGCTCCACCGCATCGTTCTTCTCGGTGCGATACTTTGCGGCCTCATTCCGAAGTTCCTGAACGTACTCTTTCGAGAACGTGTCAGGTGAGGGCTTCGGAGCCTCCTGGGTTGGCGCCGCATCAACAGACTGGGTTTCGTCGGACATAATTTTGCTCCTGGCAACTAAAAAGACCCATCAAGGGTCTTGGGCGGGTCAGTTAAGCCGCGGTAAGCGCGGCCCACTCTTGGGAATCAATCTCACCGGAAGCCAGCATCTTACGAAGCTGATTGATCGCCTCACGGTTCCTCGTAGTAGGGAGCCAATACCCCTTCTTCTGCGAGTAGTATTCTTTATCAGGGTCCGCCTCGAGAGCGTCATCCGCTTTCTCAACAGCCTTCCGCCACAGGGAATAAGCCCTCTGCGAAGCCTCACGGCCAACCCAGTTCATAACATCAAACACAGGCACCACTTTGCAGTCACAACCGACATGCCACTCGTCCATGTAACCGGTAATGTCCGCGTAATAGTCCTCCATGTCAGCGTCACCGAACATCTTCGCGGCGACCTCATCAGGCAGATCCAAACCAGCGGACTCAGCACCCTCATAAACAGGGCCGCGGGACACCAGCATCAAACACCAGGCGCACGTCTCCCGGCCTGTCGCTACCCGCGCCCACCCCTTAACCAGAGCGGCACGCTCAACCGGGGTGTCCTTGATCTGCTCAACGGTCTGACCGCCCCACGTCACACGCTCGGAAGTTTCACCGCCAGCAAGAATGTCTAACAGTTCACGCTTCAACTCCGGTGGAAGTGTCATCTTCTGACGGACAGGCTCACCGCCCTCAGCGATCTTCTGCTCAAGCTGCTGATCCTCACGCACCGCATGAATGATCTGCCTTCTGCCCGCGTTCTCAACCTCACGCACAACCCTCAAAGCTGTAGCAGCCAAAGCAGACTCAGGGCTGCCCTCCCGGGACATAGACTCCCTGACAGGATCCATCGACTTAACGAACCAGTCGAACTCATACGGCTCTAACAAGCGGGCGTTCGTAGGAAGATCCGGAACGTACTTCTCACGCTCCGAGTCATAAAACTGGCGGGCTATCTCCGCTGACGCGTCACGCTGACGTGAAACCTCCGGATACAGCAACCGAAGGAAACCCAACCACTCAGCCACAGACAACGCTGGGCGGGTGAACAAGGTCCCGAAACTCAACACGAACCGTGTTATCGCCGCGGAGATAGCCGCCTGCTGAACCGCGTACTGTTCGGGCGTCACGCCCCAACCTGCTCGGAGGAATCATCCGGAGCGACCTTCAACGGTGGTCTGGACTCAGGACCGTACATCTGGGCCAGCCGGCCCATCGGGTTATCTTCCTCATCCCACTGACGCATTTCCTCACGCTCAGTGATCGAGTAACCCATGTCGATCCTCGCCCGTTCACGCGGGATAACACCCATGCCGTTAGCGAACAACTTCGCCGCAGCATCAGCCTTAGCCGCATACGTCGGGGTAGACGGATCACGCCACACCGACTCGAGGCGGAACATCTCAGGTGGGATCTCTCCACCCTTGACAGCCCGATACGCAACACGCATCGCTTGTTCCCACGAACCGCCGAAGATTTTATTCTTCCGCTCCGTCTTCTTCACCAACCGTGATTCAGAGGATTTGATAGCCTCAGCCGAAGCCGGGTTATCGGACGAGAAAGACAAATACTGGGGGGGAAGCCCCGTGTACGCCGCAGCCTTACGGTCAAGTGCGTCAAGGGCATCCACGAAATTGCGAAGCTCCGCAGCAGAGAACTGGGTAGCTTTAGCATCCGGATCCTCAAACCCCAATATCCTCGCCATGTAAGCGTCGAAGATCCGCTCACCTGTCTCGGGATCCACACCCAAATCCTCCGGTTTCACACCAAAAATCAAACGCTGCGGGATCGCCATAAGCTCGGCTGTTCCCTGCATATCCATCAGGATGCGGGCAGCGGCATCAGTCACAGACCGAAGCTCAGGGGTAATCTCCGACGAACCATACAAGTCCGACAGCCGGGTCCGGTTCGGTAGCGGGATCACCGGCACCACACCAAGTTCGTGCCGCACACGGGACACCAAACGCCAACCGTAATCCCGGTTACTGTCCTTGTAATTCCATCCAGAATAAGACTCACCAGAAGGTTTACGAACCCACTGCAACGTCTCATTAGGAAGATACAAAGTGCTAGAAATCAGCTCGGACTGATCCTCGGTGTAGATAGCGCGGATCGCCTCAGTGACCTCCCGGGTGCGCGGATCTATCGTCGCGTACAAAGACGTAGGCGGCTCCACCCTGATAATCGGGACACCGGGCTCCACACCAGGATCGGACTCATCAGGGGCGGCGACAGTGATATACGAGCGACCGTAAATCAAAGAATCCGTGTGACCGAGAGTGGCCTCGATATCAAGGTTGTTAGCCTGCCACCAATCCCACAGTTCCTCATCAGCCTCATCAGACCCGCCCATGCGGAAACCCTCGACCTCTTGGCGTTCCGCAATCGAGTCGATGTAAAGCCTGGGGTAACCGACATTCGCCAGCAACCCACGCATCTCAGGTGGGACAGCGATACCGATAGCCTCAGGGCGGCGTTCGGACTCGTAATACTTCTTACAGTCCTTCAAACCGTATTGGCGTTCCTCGAACTGGCTCAAAAGATTATCGCGGATCTTCTCCACGTCGGCGGCTGCCATTACTGGATCACCACAGCCTTCCTTGTCCTATGCTTCTTGGACATTAAGTAATCTTGACGAGCCCCATACGCCAACACAGCGCACACAGCAGCATCAATTTTTTTAGATGAGTCCTTCGACGCCTTACGGATCGAAATAGCGTCATAGGTCGTCGGGTGCCGGCGAGCGTTCAACACATGCTGACGCAACGTGACATTCCCGTCATGGGCTAACTCTCTCTCCAACACAGCGTCCAGAAACCGTTCACAATCCAACGCGAACCGTTTCTGCTGACCCCGCATATCAAAAGCCACCGGGGAAGCCGGTGAAGCGTTCACCTTGATCCGCTTCTTGAAATCCCGGCCCCACTGATCGACATACGCCTCGAACTCTTTAACGTCAGCGCGGAACGCAACCACATCAAACCGCTCAAACGCGGAACGGACCTTCGCGTCCACATCCTCACGTGGAACCTCGTTATTCAAATGCTTCTCGGGGTTCCACACACCAAGCAGGAACAAACAGCCGTCCTCAACCCGGCACGCCACCAAAGCGGTCCAGTCATTCGACTTCGAGCCGTCGAAACCCAACGTGATCCTGTCACCTTTATTCAAGGCAGCTTCAGGGGTTGCGACAGCATCCCACTCATACGGGGCGATCCACGAATCCTCATGCGCGTTGACTTGATTCAGGAACTTACGCCGGGACTCCGTGACAGGGTTCTTCACATCCAGCACGGACTCGAGGATCGTCTCCACGGGCAGCCAAGAAGAATCACCACGCGCAATCAACAAGCCCTGGCGCAGCCTCTCAAGCCCTTCCGCGTAACCCTCAGGGTCCTCACGCTCAGAAGGGATCTCAGACACCGGGGTGTCCGCGGGCGCCTCGAGCGCATCGTACAAAGTGCCTACATCAACAGCGTCACCGGACTGAACAGCCTGCCACGCGTCATAGTCCCGTTCCGCAACAGAATCCTCACCTGGGATGTGCGCGTTACAAATGGAAAGCGTTCGGGATCCTGGGATCTTCGTGACGTTACCCTCGATGACGCCAGCCAAATCGTGACCGTCATTGGCTTCCTGCCACCACTGAGTTTCGTTACGGATCACCAGGGTGGGCCGGTTGCCCTCCATCGAATACGGGGAACTGGTGACCGCCTCAATGCGCCCACCGGCCTCGCTGTAAATGATCGTTTTGTTGACTTCCAGGTTGTAGTCCGCACGCAACTGCTGTGAAACCATCACCGGGAACAAGGACATGGTGTTCTTCGTCTGTTCCTGGGAGACAGCGACAATCTGAACCCACGCCGCGTGCCTGGTCTTACCGACAGGATCGCCGTTACCGTCGAAACCGTTGAAAGCGACCGGGCCGCAAAGTTCAACCAAAGCTAAAGCCGCAGCGAGAGGGTCTTTACCCCAACCCTTCATCCTGCGTAGCACACCGTTACGGTGCGAATACCTTCCGTCCTGATCGACGGAATACCACCACAAAACCCACCTGGCTTGCTCCAAAGTGGGCATGAACGCCTCACCCGCGTGATCCCCACCCGGGGTTTTGACGTACTGTGCCCACCAGTTCAGAACACCCCAACCCAAGGTTTTTTCGGGTAGGTGCCAGCCCCCTTCGAGGGTTTTACGCCAGGTGGGTCCGATGATGTGCGGGGGAGCCGGGAGTAGTTCAATGTCAGACAACTCCCGGCTCCTTCCTGTTATTTATCCCAGTTGATTTCGCACTGCGGGAACGGGGGAGGGGGTGTAGACAAAACCACCCGCAACTCCGCGCCGTTACCGGACTCTACGAACGCACGCAACGCCAGGTCGCGCTGGTTGTTATAAGCGACGTTCGCCCTGGCAGCCTCAACAACCTCAACCACACAGTTCAACTTCTCCCGTGCGTTGTCCTCGTTGGCTTGCTGCCGCAGTTGCACGAACACCAGATCGGCGGCGGCGAGTAACCCAATGATGAGGAATATCAACGTCATCACGTCATTCTTCGGCTTCAATTGCCCTCCTTGCGGGCTTCGTTGAACCACCAACC